CCATAAACCTTCGACAAACTCACCATGACCTGATTGAAAGTCTGTCAGATATTCTTTTCGTACCCATACCTTCTTGGTGGGTAGGTTTGCTATGTAGTTTGCCATGTTTTAAAAAAGTCTGAAATTTCGTATCCGTCTAATTTTGATTTGTAATCTGATGATTCACCCAGATAATAGTAATCATAACCTAATCTTTTATATAATGCAATCTCACTCTTATTTGCTTTATGTCCTAAACTTAACTTCTTATTCTTATAATTCCATGCAAATTGATCTGCCCATACACTATTGACACTTTTAAAACGAT